GGAGGCGGAGCTTTCTTTTTCGTCGGAAGAGCCATACGAGCGCTGGTTTGGAACGGAGATTTTAGACCATAGCGAAGGTTGTGTAAATCTAAAGAGACTGCAAGAAATCGGGTGCGTGCTTTTCAATCACGACAGGGATTACGTTCTCGGGCAGGTGATTGAAGCGTGGATTGAGAACGGACGCGGCAAAGCGAAAATCAGATTCGATGAAGACGCGGAAGCGGAAAAGATTTACAGGAAGGTAATGTCCGGGACACTGAAAGGCGTATCGGTGGGATATACGGTTGGCAACTGGGAAAAGGTGAAACAGGGAAAGAAGTCAACCGATGGTAGGTTTGAGGGAGAGTGCTATATTGCAACGCGCTGGATGCCGACAGAGATTTCCATTGTGTCGGTTCCGGCAGACGAAAGCGTTGGTGTAGGAAGAAGTGCAGAAAACATGATGACAAAGGGAGGGGACAAAATGGCAAAGAAAACAGGAGAGACGGAAGAGCAGATGAGAAGCAATGCGGCAGGGGGCGAAACACCTGATACCGCAACGCGCGGCGGCATGGGCGAGGAGAGTGCGCAGGCGCCCGTAGGCGCAGAGGAAAGAGGCGCAGGCGTGGAGAATGGCGAAGCGGAACGTGCAGCCGTGCAGAGAGAGCGGCAGAGGATTGAAGAGATCAACGGCATGGCGCGAGCGTTTGGAATCGATTTGAGCAGCATGATCAGGGACGGAAGTTCCCTGGAAAAAGTAAGGGAGCACGTATTGAACGAGTTGAGAAAACAGGCGGCACCGGCAGCACAGGGCGCAAGAACGGGAGAGACCGGTCAGGACAGATATGTTCGGGATATGACGGATGCGTTGCTGATGAAGGGCGGCATGGATGTTGAGGGCGCAAGCGAGTCGGCACGAAGAAGAGCGGGAATGAGCCTACGCGCAATCGGAGAAGAATGCCTTGAGAGATTTGAAAATGTGTCGGGGACCAGAGAAATGAGCGGCGATGAGATGTTCAGCATGCTTACGAGACAGTATTTCAATCCGTCCAGCGCGTTCCCGGCAATTCTTGACACGACAATTAACAAGGCAATCGTGCAGCAGTACGACGCAGTCAATACAACTTTTCAGAAGTGGACGACGAAGGGAACCTTGCAGGACTTCAAGGAGAGCCGAGATCATGAATATGTGATGGGCGGTCTTTCGCCTTTTGAACGAGTTCCGGAGAACGGAGAGCTGAAAGAAGATGTTCCGAAGACAGCTTTGCTGCCCACGAGAAAGCTGGACACCTACGGCAAAAGCTTCAGCATGACGCGAGAGGCATTTATCAATGACGATATCGGATTTTTGACGAGGGTTCCGGCACTGTATGCGCAGCGGTACAAGAACACGATCGACGAGATGGTGTACCGTAAGATTTTTGACAATGATGTGACGTTCGACGGCGTGAATCTTTTTAACGCCAACCACAAAAACCTTGCAGGCGGAGCGGGCGAGAAGCCGACGCAGGCTGTTATTCAGGCGATGATTACGATGATGCAGCTGCAGAAGGACAACTTCGATAAGGCAATGTATGTCAGACCGAAGTATATTGTGGTCCCGGTTGGCTGGGGATTCGATTTACAGGTGATTTTCCATTCGGCACAGGTCGTGGGAAGCGATTTTAACGATGTAAACCCGCTGCATGGATATCCGATTGAGATCGTTGAGACACCGGTTCTGAACATGCTCGCGGGTAGCGGCAAGGCACCGTGGTTCATGGTTGCGGATCCGAACAGCGCAAAGAGCATTCAGGTAGACTACCTGAACGGACAGGAGAAGCCGATTGTGGAGCGCGACACGGTGGCAACGAAACTGGGATTCTACTGGAAGATTTACGGCGATTTCGGCGTAAACGTGAGAGATTTCAGAGGAATCGCGAGAAATAACGGCGAAGTAATTCAGTGATGAGCGGGAGCGGGATGCAAAAGACATAGCGTCCCGCTATCGCATTACAACCTGAATGGCCCGGAAAAAACGAAAAGGAGAAAACAAGAATGACAGCAATGTATGAGATGCGCGGTGAGGCGCTGGACTACAAGAATGAAACGAGCGCCGATATCAAGGCTGGCGACATAGTGACGCTTGGAAACAAGCGGATTGCCGTTGCCGGTTCGGACATTGATAAGAACGAGGTTGGAGCGGTGCATGTAACGGGTGTTTTTGCAATGCCGAAGAAGACGGCATCGGATGTGATCGCCATGGGCGTGCCGCTGTTTTGGGACGCAACCGGAATTGCGCTGGCCGGGACGGTAGAGGCTGGCTATGCGGCAGCGGCAAGCAAGGCGGGTGAGCTGACCGTGAAAGTGAAGTTGGTAGGATGATTGCGCTGATGACGCTATTCAGCGGCAATCACATGTATAGCCGGGGTGAAGTCATTCCGGACGATTTGCCGCTGATAGAGGCGATGAAAGAGTGCGGAAGCATTTGCACCGAAGAAGAGTGGGCAGAAATGCAGATGCAGGGAAGCGCAAATGTCAAAGCGACGGCGGAGGCGCTTCCTGCCGGAATCGAGGCAACGAGTAGCACGCAAGGAAACGCAGGAGAACTACTTGTGGGAGTTCCTAAGAAGGGAAGAAAGCGAGAGAAAAAATGAGCCCGGAAGACAGAAGGCCGAACTTTAAGAGACTGGCGTTCCAGGATATCAAAAATGTTTTCTTGAATGATGATGAGTTTGGCGAGTACCACACGCTGAACGGGAAGAGGATGCTGTGCACAGTTGACGCAAACGAGGTTGAAGCACGCGGAAAGAAGCAATTTGAGCACAGCAGAATCGATGGAATTTTCGAAGACAACATGATTCTGTATGTGGCACGCAAGGACTTTGGACAGCAACCGGCACACGGAAGGCAGCTGGATTTCGATGGCGAGAAATTCATTGTGACGGACAGCAGAGATGAAGGCGGAATGTATTCAATCACGATTCAGAGGTTCAGATCGTAATGAGCAGAATCAGCAGTGCACAGATTTATGTGAATCCGGAAGACCTGAGAAAGATTGTGGGAGCGCTGGGGAAGATTGAAAGAATCAGCGAAGAGGCGGTGCTGTCAAAAGCCGTAAACGCTACGCTTAAGAAGGCGCAAAGAGTGCTGTCACACAAGGCAAAGATTTCCTACGCGGGCGAAGCGTCGAAAGGAATTCGGGACCGGTCGAAGATTGAAAAGGCAGTGGCGCGGGAAATTGAACCGGAGGGAACGTTGCGTTTCCGGTCGGAACAGCACGCCATTACAAAGTTCAAATTCTCGCCGAGAAGCACGCCGACAAAGTTTCTGGAAGATACCGTAAAGCATTTCAGACGGCTGGACTTCAAAAGCCAAAAGAGACCGGACGGAAGAACGATTGGCGTGAAGGTAGGAAAACAGAAACGGTACTATGTGCACGCCGGACAGATTCGAGGAAACAAAGGCAAGTTATTCCATGATGTCTTTGTTGTGCAGTTCAAGAGCGGACACATTGCGCTGGCTGAGAGAGCGGGAAAAGCAAGATTCCCGATTAACCAGATTTTGGGTTCGTCCGACATGATGATGACCAAAAGCAAAAGAGTCTTCGGCACGGAAGAGGAAAATATTGCAAAGTTCTACACGGAGCAGTGTGCAAAAAGTCTGGCACAGGCGCTGAAAAGACTGGGGAAAGCCTAATGAGCGAACGGGGAAATAAGGGAAAGTGAAGGCGGGAATCGGTGAGATGAGAGAAGCGATGGGAGCGGGAAACACGATTTTTCATTGTCAGAAGGCGCTGGCAAAAGAAATCGAGAAACTGACGACGGGAATGCTTTTTGAGGACGCGGCAAGCGGGAAAGCCGGACGAGAAATCTTGTCGCCAATGAGAATATATCTGCAGAACTTGCCGATTGCCGCATTTGACGTAGGGGCGCTGGAAGATGAAGAGGCGAGTGAATCGATTGAATACCAGAGCCTACAGACAGAAGACGGTGTGATAGCGGCGCCGTGGTGTAACATCAAAATTGACAGTGTCAAGACTGAGGGAGCAAACGCAGAGCAACTGGTAAAGGTCGCAATCATTTTCGGAGTTTACGACAGCGGAACCGGATGCAAAGGGCATGAAGGATTACTGAATTTGTTCCAGAGGGTTACAGAACGATTCATGAAGGAACCTTTGCTTGCACATGCGTTTCGGAATGACAATGTGTTTCGCTCTGAGATAGCAGAGGAGAACACACATCCGTATTATTTCGGCGTTACGACGACGGGATTTTTTATCAAATCACCGGAGAGAGACTTGGAAGGAGAGTGGGAGTAAATGAGAGAAGAGGAGGGCAAGGCGACGGCGGCAAGGGCTGGAAAAGATGCTGTGAATGCAGCAAATGACAATTCGAAAGACCAGAAGGCAGACAGAGAGGGTGTAGCGGCGAGCGCTGCCGAAGCGCCCGAAGGTTTGGCAGGAAACGAAAAGAGAACCGACAACAAGGAGAACAAGGCGGCAGAGACCGCGAGCGTACAGGAGGCGCTGATTTATATGGGGCCTTCAAAAGGCGGGATTGCGCAGAACACGGTTTTCGCTGACGGCAAGCTGGATGACAGAGCTTTGAAGGTACAGAGTATGACACCGCGTGCGAGTTTGCTGTTTGTGCCGATTTCGCAGTTATCGGATGCGCGGAAGATGCTGCATCGGGAAGGGACTGCAATTCAGTTGGCGTACAAGGCGCTGAGAGACAGGGAGGAGTGAGAGAATGAAGTATTTGCACAAGATTGAGACCAGGGAGCGGGACCTTACGATTGCAACGCCGCAGACCGCAGTTGCCGGGCTACAGGTGATTGTAGGCACGGCGCCGGTCAACATGACGGACGATCCTGCCGCCACGGTAAACACACCGATTGTCTGTGAGACATTTGATGAGGCAGAGCGAAAGCTCGGATTCTTGGAGGACTACAAGAGCTATACGCTTTGCGAGGCGATGGACGCGAGTTTCCGAAAATTCGGTGTTTCGCCGGTGATTTTTATCAACGTGTTGGATCCGGCAAAGCATAAGACGACGATGCCGGCGGAAAGCGGCACGGCACAGGATGGAGTCTTTGTGGTGAAAAAGACCGGCATTCTGAAATCGAGCGTGGTGGTAAGCGGCGCGAGCGGCGCGCTGACACTTGACACGGATTATGTGCTGGATTTCACGGAGGAAGGCTATTTGTCGATTTCCTTCCTGACGGCACAGACGACTGTCAGCGTGACGGCGGATATGCTGAATCCGGCGGCAGTCACAGAGGATGACATTATTGGCGGGTTCCATGCGGAGAGCGGCACGGAGAGCGGCCTGGAAGTCGTGCGGCAGATTTATCCGAAGACCGGATATGTTTTCGGTATGCTGGTTTGCCCGAAGTGGTCGCAGAAAAAGAAGGTCGCGGCAGTCATGGCGGCAAAGACGGAAGATGTGAACGGCCTTTTCAATGCGATCGCGGTGATTGACCTGGATACAGAGACTTGCAAGAAGTATACAGATGTCAAGAAAGCGAAGGAACAGCTTGGCATTTCGGACAAGAACGCTGTCATTGTCTGGCCGTGCGTCAAGTACAAGAACAGCGTGTACGACTATTCCGTTGTGTGGGCGGCACATGCGGCGCTACTGGATGCGGAAAACGGCGATGTTCCGTACAAGTCCCCGTCGAACAAGCCGATTGGCGTATCGTCTACCTGTCTGGCAGACGGCAAGGAAATCTATCTGGACAACACGCAGGCGGCATTCGTGAATTCGTGCGGTGTGGTGACGGCGGTAAATGACCAGGGATGGAAGTCGTGGGGCAATGAGAATGCGGGCTTTCCGGAAGTAACCAGCGCCAAGGACCGCTATATCTCGAACCGGCGCATGATGAACTGGTATCGCAATCGCTTTGTGCTGGCGTATAAGGACAGGGTGGATGATCCGGCATCCAGAAGAACGGTTGAGGCGTTTGTGGATTCGGAGAATCAGTATTTGAATTCGCTGGCGTCGGGAGGCTACATTCCGGCCGGATGCAAGATTGGCTATGACGAGAAGGTAAACACGACGGAGGCGATCATGAACGGCGATGTTGTGTTTGACACACAGCTCGCGTTTTTCCCGGTCGCAAAGCATATCGTGAACCGAATCAGCTTCAATCCGCAGCTGATTACGGACGCACTGTCTGGAGGTGAGAAGTAATGAGAAACAGAATCACGAGATCGATGATTCCGGAAGTCATTAATAACTTCAATGCGTATGTTGGAGAAAACGGCGAAAAGCTGATTGGACTTTCCGGACAGGTGACACTGGCAAGTCTGGAGCTTATGACGGCAGAAATCAGCGGCGCGGGAGTGGGCGGAACTTACAGTGTACCGGTAGGGGGACTTTTCCAGGATATTACGCAGGAAATCCCGATGCAGGCGCTGACACCGCAGATTGCGCAGATGCTGAATATCAAGAAGAAGTGCCGTATCACGCTGAGAGGCGCAATGCAGATTTATGACAGAGAGACGGGAGCGAGAGACTATGTGCAGATGCGGTACACGGTTGAGGGCGCCGTCAAAGGCATGAATCCGGGAAATCTCCAGCTGGGCAACCCGATGGGCACAACGATTACGGTATCGGCAACCTATGTGTCGCTGGTTGCCGGTGATGACACCCTGATTGAGATTGACAAGCTGAATCAGATTTGCGTTGTGGACGGCGAAGATATTATGCGAGAGATTCGCGAGAGCTGCTAAGAGAATCAAGACGGCCGGTGCTGCATGAGCGGCATCGGCTTTTTCTAAAAGGGAATAGGAGAGGTGCGAGCAATGGGAAGACAGAATAAAGCGGTCGGTGGAGAAAATCGCGGTGCAAGCGCGACGGAAGAAGCAAATGTAAAGCAGGGAGCGGCGGGCGCAGAGCAGGACAAGGTACCGGCGATTATGTCGCTGGAAGTGCCGTTTGAGTTTGAGGGGGAAACATACGAAAGCATTGATTTATCCGGACTGGCAACGGCGAGGGCAGAGGATATGTGCGAGGTGGATGAGGAAGCCAAACGGCAGGGAGACAGCAGTGTAAACGGACTGCATCCGGAAATCACGCGGAAGTATGCAATGCTACTGGCGTGCCGGCTGAACCGGAAGCCCTACAACTGGCTTGACAAGATGAACGCAAAAGATTCGATTCGGCTGAGAGAGACGGTGACGGCTTTTTTCTACTTTATGGCCTGAGCCGAGAATCGGCGGCAGAGCTTAGGAAGATTATTGTCTGGATGTCGCTGAGGCTTAGGACGGGAATCGAATTTTTCTATCGAATGAAGATTACGGCTTTACTGGAGTGGGCAGAGACCGTGCGGGAGATGACTGAGGAGAAGTAATGGCGGGAAGAAATACGCAGTATGATTTTCTGATTAAAATTTTGGGACGCGTGGATCCGTCGCTCAAAACATCGGTGCAATATACCAAACGGCAAATGAAGAAATTCGAGAGCGATTTCTACAAGACGGAAGGCAAAATCTGGAAGAAGGCAACGGGCATTGCGTCGGCTGTCGCAAAAGTGGGCGCGGCGGCGGGAGTGGCAACGGGGGTTGCGCTTAAGAAAGCATATGACGTCGGGTCGGAATTTGAGAAGCACATGGACGAATGGTCCGCAACCGCCGACGCAAGCAATGCGCAATACGAAAAAGCAAGGGAAGCCGCGCTTCTTTGGGGACGCAAAACCACAAAGACAGCGACGGAGTCGGCGGATGCTCTTAAGTATATGGCGCTTGCCGGATGGGATGTGAATACGTCAATTAAGGCACTGCCGAGCGTCCTGAAGCTTTCCGAGGCCACAAACCTTGACCTTGCAAGAACGAGTGACCTTGTGACTGACGCTATGGCGGCAACGGGGACAGAAGCGGGAGAACTGGCACGCTTTCTGGATGTCGCGGCAAAAGCGAACAACCGTTCCAACCAGACGGCGGAAGAATTGCTGGAGGGATATATCAGAACAGGTGCGCAGTTACATGATTTACATGTCCCGATTGAAGAATCGGCAACGGCGTTCGGCGTGCTGGCAAATCGCGGCCTGAAGGCGGAAAATGCAGGAACTGCATTGAGAAATGTGCTGAGGAACCTGACGACAGGAACGGGCGAGGCCGGAAAGATGATGGACAAGCTTGGAATCTCGGCGTTCGACCAGCAGGGCAATTTCATTGGATTGAGAAAAACGATTGAGCTTGTCAACGAAGCAACCCGGAACATGAACGATGAAGAGCGGAATGCGACACTTTCGGCACTCGGCGGAAGTCGATATGTTGTTGCACTAAGTGATATGCTACATAGCTTAAACACTACGCTGGCGGACGGAAGAACGGAGTGGGATGCACTCCGCGAGGACTTGGACAACGCCGGAGGCGCGCTGAACAAAATGTCGAAGGTTAGGATGGATAACCTTTGGGGTGATTTGAAGATCCTTGAAAGCGCAATGCAGGACGCTGGAATTCGAGCGTATGACGGATTCGCAAACCCGCTGAGAGACGCAACGCAGCTGGCGACGAAAGAGGTATACAAGTTCTCGGACAATGTATCCGACAAGATTGGCGTGTGGTATCCGACGATAAAGCGGAGTGCGGAAGAAGCCGGGAAAGGATTGAAGGAATTTACAGCACCGATGTTTTCGCTTGGAAAATGGCTTATAGCGAACGGAGATTCCACGGTCGCGGTGCTGGCCGGTATTGCCGGTGGAATTACAACGTTGCATGCCGCGGTGAGCGCGAGGAAGCTGAGCAAGGAAATTATTGCGTTCACAAAGCTATTCAGCAATCCGATTGCAAGCCCGATTATGCTCATGGGAACGGCAGCTACAGTTCTGGTTGCGGTCGCGACGAAATATAAAATCGCGTCGGAAGCGGCAAAGAAGGCAGCCTTAGACAAGGCATTCGGAAACATTGCACTGTCTGAAAAAGAGCTACACGAAGTGTCCCGGAAGATTATCGGAGAAGGAACGATTGACAGGTTAGCCGGATCCATTGAACGCCTGGGCGAGTTGAAGGACAGCGGGAAAGCAATCAGCGATGTGGCTGAGAAGAGCAAAGAGTTGCTTTTCAAGGTGAGGAACGGAATCACATTTACCAGCGAAGATTCAGAGGCGCTGGGAGACAACATCAAGTCCATGATTGAGGACGGCCTGAAAATTGCAAGCGAGGCAAGTTATACGGATGCAATCAGCGTGCGGGCCCTTTTCGGAAATGACGAAGAGGGGAAGGGGCTGATTCAGAATTTTGCAAGCTACAACGAGCAGATCGGGAAGGAAATCAGCGAGAAGGGCGAAGAACTCGGAAAGCTGTATTCGGATGCTATCAAGGACGGAGCGATTGATAGCCATGAGGCAGAAATCATTGATGCCAAGATTCAGGAGTACCAGAACATTACAGACGGAATCACGCGCTATGTGACCGAAGCAAAGCAGCGACGCCTGGTAGATGATGTGCTGGCGAAGGGCGGGCAACAGTTGACGCCGGACAGCCTAAAGAATCTGTATTCTGATTTGAACAGCACAACGAAGGATACGCTTAACAATCTGACAACGACATACGAATACACGCAAGGCAAGCTGGAAAAGCAGAGAGCTGATTCAGCGAGCGGAAAGATTGCGGAAGGGACTCCGGGATATCTCAGCGCGGATGATTACAACGCAGCAGTAGAGCAGGCGCGGAATAAATACATTGGGGAGCGGAACCGTGTTTCGTCGGCAAGTGTAACGTCAAGCATTGAAGCCATTATGCGGGCGGATAGCGGCAAGTATCAGGCGGCAGCCGACCGGCTATCTGAGGCGATTGTAAAGGCTGAAAACGAAGCGTGGGAAAAGGCACAGGCAAGAGGCAATCCGGAAGAGCACTATGCCACATATCTGCAGGAGAGTCTGGCGACGGCGCAATACACGGTTGGTGAGACGCTGAGCAATGCTGAGGTGAAGAACCTACAAGCCTTACGCAAGGCAATCGAACCGCAGATTGCGGAGCTGAGAGCGGCGCGAGACGAGGCATTAAAACGCGGATTAAAGATTGATCCGGAGACGGAAAAGGCAATCAGTCTGGCGGACAACCTGGATATGCTGATTGGCGACAAGAACGCAATCTACAAGAAGGTTGGGTCCCTTTTCCAGGGAAACGAGAAACAGGTTTCTATACTGGGTGGCGCAAAGAATATCCCGGCTATGATTAAAAACGGGATTATGTCAGGTCTGAAAGAAAAGCAGCTGGACGGAGCGGGGATTGCGGATAGCGTTGGAACGAACATCAATTCGGCACTGCGGGAGAAATTAAACAGCGGCTACTTTATGCAGAGCGCAATTCCGGCAGTGAACAATATGAGAAGCGCATTCCAGACAGCAACGCTAAGCACTCCGATTGTCCTTACGCCGGACATTCGAATTGATACAAGTCGCGCAACGATGGGAACGCTGCCGACAATACAAGCGGGAAAAGCGGGTGCACCGGTAAGCTTTAAGAGTATCGATCAGATGGTTGAAAAGAAAACAACGCCGCAAAAGCCGAAGACTACCAACTTCCTGGGCGGACTCTTCAAGAAAAACGCGCTTGGCGGTATCTACGACAAGCCGATTCTGACTGAGGTGGCAGAGGCCGGTGACGCGGAGGCTATTATTCCGATCAACAGGACGGCACGCGCGGCAGAGCTTTACAAAGAGACGGGAAGAAGGCTTGCGGCGCAGGGAAACGGCACAGAGGCGGCGGCCGCGAATATCAGCCTGACTATCAATGTTGCGGGGAATGCGGACCGGAAAGAGGTTGAGGCAGCAGGACAGACGCTGTTAGACCGGTTCGGGGAGCTGATGCGGCAATATCAGAGAAGGGAGGCTCGGACAGCGTTTTGAGGCAGTATGAGACGGTGAGCGGCGACACATTTGATGTTGTCGCTCATAAGATATGGGGAGATGCAAAAAGAGCCGGAGAGCTGATGCAGGCGAATTTTGCGGCATTGGAATATCTGATTTTCCCGTCCGGTGTGATCCTGAAAGTTCCGGAAGGCGGGGATATAAGCGCGGCGAGAAATCAGGCAAACGGGAAGGCGGGAGATGCATTTAATTTCAGGGAGGTAATTCTTGGGACTGGCAAGGCGGGCGCGGGTAAAGATTCTATATGACGGACAGGACACGGGGCTTTCCGAGAAGGCGCTATCGGTATCTTATACCGATAACGCCGAAGGGAAGTCGGACGATGTAAGGGTCACACTGGAAGATAGGGATTTGAAGTGGATAGAGGGGAAGAACAGCCTGCCGGAGATTGGGCATGAGCTGGATTTGACAATCTATCTGGATCACTGGGATACCGACCTTGATATGCAGAGCTACCATGTGGGTAAGTTTGTGATTGATGATATCACTCTGAGCTATGGAGCGGCCGGAACGGTAACACTCGGCGCCGTGTCTATGCCGGCGGATGAAGGGTTCAATTCCGTGTGGCGGTCGGAGACCTGGAACAAGGTGACATTAAAGCAGCTGGCACAAGAAATCATGGCGCGCTACGGCATGGAAAAGCTTTTCTGGTACGGCGAAGAGCAGATTTTGGAGGCAGTAGAGCAGCAGAATGAAAGCGACAGCGCGTTCTTGAAAAATCTGTGTGACAAGCAGGGGTTGTGCCTGAAAGTATATAAAACAGGACTTGTGATATTTGACAAACGGCTATACGAATCGCGGGGATTTAAGTATTTGTTTACGCGGTACGACACGGAGAGCCTATCCTACAACCGGACGCTTTTCGGGACCTATACCGGCGGAGAGGTGAAGTATACAAAGAGCGGCGGGAAAGAGAGCGAAGCAAAGACGATTGATGTGACGGTGGGAACGCCGGAGAGATTGCTTAGACTGAATCAAAGTGTGCAAGATGAGGAAGAGGCAAGAAAGCTCGCGATTGCCCGCGTGAACGAGGCAAATGAGAAGGCGGAGACGGTGAGTTTAACCGTGATACCGCAGACAATTTTATATGCCTCGGACAATTTCTTTCTGGACCGCATGGGTGTGATGGACGGAAAGTATTTTACGCAGAGCGTGACGCACAACATAGGCGGCGGGAGATATAGCTGCACCGTGAGCGGATACAAGGTGTTCAACAGGCTGTGAAGGAGAAGAGGCGGTGGAGAATATAAGACTGGGAAGAATCAGTACATTTGACGCAGAGAGCGGCACGGCCTCGGTGTACTATCCGGACAGGGGAAAGAACGCAACAAAGAATTTCCCGATACTGGCGCCGTTTGGAATCGCGCAGAAATTTGAGAAGGAAGACCTGGTTGTTGTGATGTATTTCTCAAACAGCGAAGAGAGTGGCGTGATTCTCGGCGGCGTTTCAGCATACGGGAGCGTGCCAAAGGCAGTGATTGGGGCGAAAGACGGAGCGCTGACGGCAGAGGCAGCTTCAGTTACATTCACAGCGGGCGGAAAGCAAATCGACTTGAAAGAGCTGGCTGAGAAAGTGGAGGCAATGGGAGCGGAATGAAAGTCGGAAGCTGGGGAAATGTAATCCGCTTTCAGGTATCGGAAAACAGAGTGCTGACTTTCCAGAACGGAATGACGAGAACGAGCACGGTGCAATGCGAGACGCATAACATGCTATACGGTGCGCCGCGGATGCAGTTTGTGGGTCCCGGAACGGAGACGGTGCGTTTTACGATGGAGCTGAACGCGATGATTTGCCGGAAGCCGGTGCGAGTAGAAAACGACATAAGAAGAGCGATGCTTAAGGGAGAATATTATCCGCTGATTGTGGGAGGGAAATGCATTCTGAAAAATGCACTAATCACATCGATGTCTACAAGCTACGATATCGTGATTGTAGACGGGCGCATTATGTCGTTGAAGATAGATATTGAGATGAGCGACTATAACTAAGGGAAGCGGGCACGGAGACTATGAGAGCGGAATATATCACGAGCGAAAACGATGAAGAGATGCAGGAGATTCTAAAGGGATTGGCTATGCTTTTATCGGTTCCGGAAGGGTCGATGCCGTGCAATCGGAATTTCGGAATTTCGTGGTCAAATTTGGATTTGCCGAAGGAAGAGCTGGAGAACGAATACGCGACGGCGCTGATTATTAAGGCGGCGGAGTTTATTCCGGAAATAGAAATCCGTGAGATAAAGTTCACTGAGAATGAAGACGGCGAATTGCTGGCAAGAATCGAAGTTGAGAGGTCTTGAGCGTGGGAAAAACAGATGAGCTAAAAAAATATCCGGAGCTTTCATTTATTGACGAAATGACATTACCGCGCCTAATCGAAAATATGGAAGCGTTATACAAGCAGAAGTATTTCGAGACGACGGGAAGGATAAAGCAGTTCCGGGCGACGGACAGAGAGCGGCTATTGCTGGAGGCCTGCGCCTATTATCTTTATCAGGGCTATGTGATGGTGGATCGCGCCGGGAAAATGAATCTTCTGAAATACGCGGAAGGAAAGTATCTGGAAAACCTCGGAGCGCTCAAAGGGATTCAGCGAAACGGCGCGGAGGGCTCGGTGGTGACGGTAAAGTTTTCCTTACGGTCGAGGCGTGAGAGCACGACACCAATCCCGAAGGGCAGCCGCGTAACAGCGGGGGACGGCGTGGCGTTTGAGACAACGGCATATGCAGAGATACCGGCGGGAGAAACATCGGTACAGGTTAAGGCAAAGTGTCAGAGCACTGGGCTGATTACGAACAATTACGCTGCCGGAGAAATCAGCCGGATGGTAGATGCCATTCCGTATGTGGACGCGGTGCAGAATATGACAATTCCGGCAGGCGGCAAAGATGTGGAAACGGACGATGAGCTGAGAGAGCGGATTTATATGGCGCCGGAAGGATATACGACGGCCGGAAGTCTGGAGGCATATCGATATCATGCAATCCGGTTTGATTCGACGCTGGAAGACGTGGCTGTATTTTCACCGGCGCCGAACGAGGTGACGATTGTTGCCCTGCAGGACGGCGGCGTTATTCCGTCCGGCGAATATATAGAAAATCTGCAAAAGTTCATTTCGAGAGATGATATTCGGATGCTGACTGACAAGGTGAGCGTCAAGGCGCCGCAAACGATGCCCTATGACGTGGATGTGGAATACTGGATTAACAAGAGCGATGAGGACCGTGCAGAGACAATCCAGAAAAATGTCAACGAAGCGGTTGAAGAATTTATCAACTGGCAGAAAGGGAAAATCGGGAGAGACATTGTGCCGGACAAGCTGCGGTATCTGATGATTCGCGCCGGAGCAAAGCGGGTTGAAATTGCCAAAAGCCCGCAGTTTATGACGGTGGGACGTGACACCGTGGCTGTATTGGGAAGGAAATCTATACGATACCAGGGGCTGGAAGATGATTGAATACCAAAGCGGTGAATTAAAAAATCTACTGCCTGCGGTGTTTGCGGAAGATGCCGAAGTGATTGCGCTGTCATTTGCGTTGAAGCGAACCATGGCAGATGTGCTGCAGGCAGCGGCGCGGACGGGAATATACGCGGATCTGGACGGCGTCTCGGAGAAGGTGATGGACTATCTCGCAAAGGAGTGGAAGGTCACATACTACAGAACAGAATTCAGTGTTCAGAGAAAACGAGAAATTCTGAAAAACGCCTTGAAGATAAAGATGTTCGCGGGGACGAAAAGCGCAGTGCAGCAGCTGGCGTCATTGCTTTTTGGGAAGGCAGAGATTGAAGAGTGGTTTGATTTTCGAGAAGCAAGGCAGAAGCCGGGGCATTTTGATGTAAAGGTGACGGCGGAAGAGACGCTGACAGCCGAACAGCACGAAGGATTCGGACGGCTGATTGAGGATATCAAGAATGCGTCGTCGCATATCAGGACAATCAAGACGCAAGAGACAGCACAGGGCAGTGTCTATACCGGAGCAGCACTTGGAGAAGCACTTGAGCAGGAGCTTGAAGTCAACGGAGGGTAAGAGTGGCGAAATACAGAAAAGTTGAGATTACAGACGCGGGCACAGCGCTCGCGCGCCGAGCGCTTTCCGGAGAGACAAAAATCACATTCACGAAGGTTGAGACGGGAAGCGGAAGCTATAGCTTGTCAGAGAACCTGAAAGAGAAGCAGGGATTAAAGGCAAGGGAACAAAGCTTTGCCGTGTCGAGTGTGGAAAGCGCACCGCAATCGGGGATGATTGTACGAGCTGTAATCAGCAATCTGAATCCGGACGGAAGCCATGTGCAGAGCGGGTACTACATGAGAGAAGTTGCCTTGTATGCAAAAGGCAATTCAGGAGCGGAAATTCTTTATGCGCTTGCCGTGGCAGAGCAAGGGAAAGAAGAGTATGTGCCGGAATACGCTGCCGGGCATCCGTTTTCCAATACACTGGATTTCATTCTGGCGCTGAGCAATGCAGAGAATATCCAGATTCAGTATGAACTGAGCGCCTATGCGACGGCGCGGGATCTGGCGTCATTGCGGGGGAAAGTGCAGGAAAACACCGACAAGGCGACGGAGAATCAGACGAAAGCAAAACGCGCGGAAGAGAAAGCAGACCTGAATGCGAAACGCTGGGACATTGAGGTAACGCTGGATGGCTGGAGCAGCACATTCCCGTACAAGAAAACGGTGGCGGTTCAGGGAATGAAAGCTGAATACGCGCCGTGCTTTTCGGTATTGAACGATGCGACGGATGAGACGAGCGCAAAGCGGATCCGGAAAATATCGCTGAAAAGGGTCCGTACGATGAACGGCAGTGTGGAGATTGAGTGCATGAAGCCGCCCATAACGGCATTCCGGATGATTGGAAAGGGTGTGTGACATGGCAGAAGGAATTGTATTACAGAATGGCGGCGGAGGCGGCGCGTCTGATGAGCTGACGGCCGCGGCTGCAAATGTGCTTGCCGGAAGAACGTATGTGGGAGCGGATACAGAGGATGAGGCGGGAGCGGGAACGATGCCGGACAACGGCGCGATGCAAAGAGTGTTGCGTGCCGGTGAAAATATCCCGATTCCGAAGGGGTATCACAACGGTAGCGGGACGGTAAGAGCGGCGCCGCTTGCGGAACAGACTCCGGGCAACGCGACGGCGGGGGATATTCTGAGAGGGAAAACGGCGTGGTCTAACGGCGGCCGTGTGGATGGAAGTATCCCGATCATTGATACGATGGGAAACGGCGACGGGCGGGGTAATCACTCGCAGTGGTTCGGTCTTGATGGCAACAATCGGACGTTCTGGGTGGAGTTACCGCACAGGGCGGCATACTACACACGTCACGACGGGAAGCCTCATGTAACTATTGACGCGGCTGCCCTTGGAAATGTCATAAAAGAACAAGTGTTACAGGGGGCGAGGTTTTCTTGCCAATACGGCATCAACGTTGAGGGGACAATCCCCACCTGGCACGCCTCGGGCGACATTGGCGGGCAGAAGGTGATTGATGCTTTTCAGAGCACAGCATTCGCCGGAGATTACGGGGCAAAAGGACGCGGAGTCTTTATGCGAATCTTGGGCGGGGTTTACACAGAACCCGGAACGATGTGGTGCTTTGCGCCCGCAAATACGATTTTGCCGCATAACATTCGCGAAGGAGTTCCGATTTTAGGGACTTACGGAACCATGAAGGACTACGCGGCATCGTGTATCCCTTTTGATGGTGCCCATTTCGACGGTGCTCATATCTCGGGATGGGCGAGCGGATCATTTAGATATCCAACGACGCAGACGTGGAAATCGTTGCAGATCGGAGATTTTGGAGATACCAGATTATCGATTCATAGACCGTCGAGCTACGACTTGACGTGGGCTTTTACGCCGACGGTACATCTCGGGGCGTTCAAGAGAGTCAGGATAACGGCATTCATAGATATCAGAAATTGCAATTTTGTGTATCAGGGAGGATCACGCGGATATGCCGCAATGACTGTGAGTTTCATGAAAATTGTTGGCGGAAATCAGGGGGCGAGAGTCCTTCAGGGCGCTGCCGGAACGATGACCGCCGGATTTCAACAGCATGACGCCGGAGTTTATCAATTCGACATTCCGGTTGAGACCTTCAATGAGCCGGTTTTCATTATGGTGGGCGCAACGATTTCACAGGTGCAAAGAATTTCGCAAAAGGATGCCCTTGTAAGGGCGGGCGTGAGCCGCGTAGAGCTAATTGCGTGAGGGGAGGTAACGCGTGAAGGTGACAGTCATTTACGACAGCAGGACCGGCGATGTGCTCGCCACGGTCGGAGAGCATGATCCTGGGGTAATCAAGGCGGCAAGCTTTGAAGTTCCGGACGGCGTAAGGGTTGACCGGGTGGACGTGAGCAAGGAACCCAATACGGTGGTAACGAGCGCAACGCCGATTAGTGTACAAGCGGAACTGGAGGCGCTGATTGAAGAGAACAGGGCGACAATCAAGGCAAACCAGGAAGCTATTGCGGCACAGGACAAGAAAATGCTGGATGCAATCAACATATTGATGAGTGGGGAGGAGTAAGACATGGATAAGATTTACCAGATGTTCGCAGAGGCGATTGTGTCAGGAATCTACCATTTCAAGGATGTGTGTAAGCGCTTGCGCAAGGGAGTGGCAGCGGCGCTCAAGGAAATGGGCCGCGAAGACCTGGCGACGGACAGCAACGCGAGCCGGAAGGGCGAGGATTGAAGTGGGATGAGATCGCGCGCCTGGTAGACATTAATACCCTGTTAAACACGGCGGGCTGGCTGATTGTGGGCATCCTAACGGCGGCAGAGAAATTTCTTCCGGAAGGAAAGAAGCCGTGGTCAGCGCTTGCGCGGGTCTTGGGGCATGAGTTAAATCGCGGGGTGACAGAGCGCGTGAGCGGTGTGGAAAGGACGCTGGCAGAGTTATCGGACAAAGTGGATGCCGCGGCCGAGGCAAATCTTGAAACGCGGGCAATTGCCGCAAGAGTAAGAATACTACGGTTTGGCGATGAATTGCAGGAAGGGAGATATCATTCAAAAGATAGCTTCGACCAAGTGGTAATGGATATTGATGCTTATGACAGCTACTGTAAAGAGCATCCGAATTTCCGAAACCATATCACAAACACGACGGCGCATTGCATAATGGAACGCTATCAAGACTGCATGAGAAAACGTAGTTTTTCAGAGAGAGAAAAGAGGGAGGGCAGGAAATGAGTAGAGAGGAACTGATTAGAAAGCTTACGAGCAGAAAGTTCTGGACAGCGGTGGTGGCATTTGTTTTCGAGGTGATGGTTTACTTCGGAGCAAATCAGAGTCAGGCAGCACAGGTGTCGTCCATTATCATGGCGGGAGCCACAATGATAGGTTATGCCCTTAGTGAGGGGCTGGCGGACGGCGGAAGAGGTTATACGCTGCTGGAGGCAAAGGAGAGCCACACAAGCGCGCCGGATACTACAAAAGAGTGAATTGACAAGGGGAGCGGGTGCTTTGCGGCGCCCGCTTTGCCTTAGAAGGGAGAAGAACGATGAATTCGTATCAGGCAGGAAAGAAGCTGTTATGCGGCGAGTACACGTCTTTCACGGTGAGCGGAAAGGGCCTTTTTGTCAGGGCAAAGAGATGGTTCACAGAGCCGGAAATCGGGGATATCGTGTATTTCTATCATGCGTCGATGGGGCGTGTGGCGCATGTAGGAATCGTGGTAGATGTGATCCGCGGAATTCTTGGCACATTTACGATTACGACTGTCGAGGGAAATACGGAGCCCGGCAAGAGATTTTCGAGAGACGGCGGCAGCGTAGCGGAAAAGCGATACACTTTCCACAGGAATGAGGTGGGAGGAAAGCATCTGATTGATGGCTTCGGCAGACCGATGTATGGCGCCGACACATGCACGGTAGCAGAGCTGATTGCGACAGCGAGAGCAGAGATTGGCTATGTCGAAAAGGCAAGCGCGGCGAAGTTGGATGATCGCAACGGAAATCCCGGCGACAAGAACTATACAAAATTCGGAGCGTGGTACGGGCTGAATGCAGCGCCGTGGTGTCAGGAATTTGTGAGCTGGTGTGCATATACCGCGTGCGCGGCACACAGAGCAAAGGCTCATACCGGATGGGAAAAGGCAGGAGACCGCTGGACATACATTGATGAGAACGGCGAGAAGCTTGCCGGCCGCTGGGCGTATATCGGCGGCAGGTGGTATGTTTTTGACAACGCCGGTTATATGATTCGCGGCTGGTTTAAGGACCGGTCGGGCTGGTATTATATGGCGGATGACGGCGGAATGCTTGCGGGGCAGTGGTTGGATTATAACGGCGAACAGTATTATTTGACCAAGACGGGAGCTATGGCAAAAAATGCCTATGTTCGCTCGGAAAAGACGATTGCGCCGGGACGCGGATATATTTATTACCGCGTAGACGGAGAAGGCAAGTGGGATGCTTCAAGAGACACGGAGACGCCGGATTATTCAGACGCAGAGCTTGCGGAGTAAACAATTTGTGTTGTTTCTGATTTGTTACTAGATAGCATCAAATAGCGCCGCTTACAGGCATCGCGAAGAGCAAACAATCAAGTGTTTACGCGGGTGTAGCGTGGCGCAAGATGGCGAACAATTAAGTGTTTATGTATCAAAAAACCCACGAAAGCTAGTGTTTACAAGGCTTTCGTGGGTTACTTGTTTCTAAATTGTTACTAGTTCACAGCGAAACTATTTGAGAAGCAGGATTGTTTCCCGAAGTTGGTCGAGCGTTTTGTGATTGTAGACGCGATTACCGATATCGCGAGACTTATGTCCCATGAGCATATCAATGCACTTGCGATTGCCTTGCGCGTTATCGAGCATTGTCTCAAAAGTATGGCGAGCTTCGTGCGGAGTCTTGCCGGTCGCGCCGATTCGACGCATTACTTCGTTCCAGCGCGAGTAATAGCTATCGGGCTTAATTTTAATGCCGCCAAAGAGAATTAAATATTTGTGGCCTTGCCTCGCCCAATTTTCAACGAAGGGATAAATTCGGGGGTGAATAGGGACGATGCGCCCTTTGCCTGCAGCTGTCTTAATTCCGCCTTTGAATGTGCGCTGCTCTAAATCAACTTGTTCAGTTTTCATGTCAATAAGCTCGGTCAGCCGAAAACCCGTATAGAGAAAAACGAGAACGGTATCAACATAGGGCTGATCCTGAATATTCCATAAAGCGGCGATTTGCTCCGGAGTGAACGGGGAACGGGTGGTTTCGGGGACCTCGGTGTTTGTGGTTGTAATCTGGGAGTACATTTTTTCTATGATATCGCATTCAAACGCAAAACGGTCTAAGTGTCCCCACAGGGTACGGATTTGAGACTGGATGCTATGTCCGCGCCCGCAATTATCAATACAATCCTGCATGTGATAAGCGCGAATGGAGCGGTATTTCATGCCGTAGTATTTCGAGCAATGATTAAAGGCGGTGCGACAAGCGGATTGCGTGCTTGCGCCCAAACGCGGTGCCTTTATATCAACCCAGCGCTGATAAAGTTCAAGCAATGTCACTTTGTTCCGGTCGATATTCCAAGGGTTGTTATTGTACTGCGCGAGAATAATGTTTGCCTGTTCTTCTGTTTCGGCATAGTCAACGGGCACTTGCCGCGCACGGCCTTCCGAGTCGTAGACCGTAACCTTGACAATCCAAGGGCGGGAGCGCTTGCCTTTTAGCTTTGTGACGCAGCCGTAATTGTTTGGATTTCGTTTTCCCATAGTCCTATTCCTTGAAGGACCAAACAGGAATATGATAAAATAAGCGTAGTATCACTGGATCAGATATTCTTGTTTGGTCTGGGAGAGACCGCCGCAGCGCCAACTGCGGTGGTCTTTTTTGTTGTGCCGATTACCGGATCATGCGTCGATAGCGTCGGGCGTCGATGCTGAGGATCCTTCCGCAGCTCTTTTTTCTAACAGCATTTGCCGTTCGATTTCGAGAGCGCGCGCATGAATTTCGCTTTCCGTCATTTCCGCAGGGGTCTTTGAGACTGCCTGCGGCTTTTCATTTTCCGCAAGAAATCGCTGAAACTTATCCAGGAACACATTCCGCGTGTCCTGATCTACGGAAAAGAAAGCCTTGACGATGCGAAGCTCTAAGTCGGTAGCGCCGTGGTTTTTGGCGAACGTGTCGATGCTGAACTCAGTGTCATCGGCGTTTCCTTTGCCGGTGCGCAACCATTGTTCGCTGATGCGGTACTCGGAACAGATAAGTTTGATCGTACTGTCCTTGAGTTCGACTCGCCCGCGTTCCAG